AATGCCTTCGCAACTGCATTGACAACACCGCTTTGCCCGTCACGCACGCCCTTTGCAACGCCTTCCATCAGGCTTTCGCCAACGGCTTTAAAATCCGCCTGATAGCCTGCGATTTCTTCCTTCGCCGTTTCGGTCAGCTGCTTTGCCTGCTCTGCAACAAGGGGCTGCTGCTCCGCAATCCCTTCGGAAACACCCTCCGCACTGACTGCCTGCATACTCTCGGATACCGCTGTGCCTACGTTGGAAAGCTCCGTTTTCATGCCTGCCAGAAACTCCGGCAGCTGTCCGGTGTAGGCTTTCTCCAAGGCATCAAATTCGCCCTTGTAGAATTTTTCCGCAACGCCCTGCGCCATCTGCTGCTTCTGCTCAAACAGAGAAACATACTCATCCAGCTTCGTATCAGACATGGAAAGCAGCTTGTTCATGTAGTCTATGGCATCCTGCACGCCCATGCCGGCAATCTCGCCCATCAGGCTGTCGGAAATACCTTTTTCCTTTAACTGCTCAAGGGCATCCCCGTATTTTTCCAGCTGCCTGATGTCATCCTTGAGGTTGCCCAGTTGGAACAGCTCCTTGCCGTCCTCCGTTTTCACACGCTCGAATAATTCTCCATAATCGGCAAGCTTGCTTTGCAGGCTGTCCTGCTTGCGCTCGATGGTATCCAGAGCAGCTTCGTATTTCTGCTGGAATTGCTTCAGCAGAGAAATTCTCTCCTGCAATGCCTCCTGTTCGGCAGCCTTTTCTGCTTTTGCCTGCTTCTTGTTCCATGTCTCCTCGATTTCCGCAATCTCTTTGAGAATCTTCTGACGGTCTTTTTTCTTCGCCTTATTCAACTCCGCATTTTTCTCTGCCAGCTGCTTTTTGTGGTCTGCCAGTTCCTCCGCCGCCTGCTGTGCGTCCGCTTGCTTCTGCATTTCCTTTAAGGCGGCGTTCTGCTTGGTCAGCTCTCTTTCCAGAACATCCCCGACCTTCTGCGCCGTTTTCTTGGCGTATGCAACCGCTGTTTCCGTTCCGGCAAACGCATCTATAATGCCATTCGCAACAGTTTCCGCGGCATCCACCGCCATCTGTCCGCTTTCCTCGATACCGACAGCGATACCCTCGCCGATATATGCGCCGACCTCCTCCTTCATCAGCTTAGAGGGGGATGCAATCTTGAACAGTCCCTTCAGCTTGGAAAGCAGGGTATCCTTTATCTTTCCGGCAACATTTGCAATCTTTGACAGGCTGTTTTTGATGCCGCCGACAATACCGTCAATAATGTACTTCCCGATGTTCTTCAGCTCGGTTGCAACCTCGCTGCCCGTAATCTTGGATTTAAACTTGGAGAAGGCGTTCTTCGCCGCCGTTGCCATGGATTCTCCGGCTTTTTTCACGCCGTTTGCAACCCCGTCAATCAGCTGTTTCCCCAGATTGAGCCATTGGAATGCCATGAACGCCGCCACAATCGCCTCTATGATTTTCGGGATATTGACAACCAGTGTAGGAATCGCCTGCACCAGACCCACCGCAAGCCTTGTGATGAGGTACAACGCCGTATCCACCAGCTTGGGCGCATTGTCATTGATAACATTCGCAATGTTGATGACAATCTGCGGTACGGTTTCAATCAGCTGCGGCAGGGCGGCAATCAGCCCCTCGCCCAATGCAAGGATAATCTGAATCCCTACGTCAATGACAGTATTTGCGTTTTCCGTCAGATTTTCTACCAGTGTCGAAATCGTTTCGATTGCAACGGGAATAATATTCGGCAGGCTTTCCGTCAGCCCATCCGCCAGAGAAACCGCAAGGCTCGCCGCCGTATCCGCCACCATCGGGAGCAGCTCCGCAATGCCCTCCGCAAGCGTCCCTACGATGGATAATGCACCTGCTGCAAGACTGTCTCCGTTCTCTTGTATGCCCTGCAAGAACGATGCAATCAGCTGTACGCCCGCATCCAACATAGCCGGAGCTGCATTTGCAATATCCGCCATAGCTTGTGCAAGGATACCGCCCAAAGAGGAAACCACGCCACTCATGCCTGTACCGACCATAGCCTGTGCCTCATCAGCACTATAACCAAGCTCCGTCAGTGCTTTCGTGACTTTCTTTACATTCTCCTCATTTTCGGTATCCGCAAAGGCCGCATTCATAACAGCATTTAATTCAGACACATAGCCTGCTGTTGCGCTTACGGCATCTTTGATTTTGCCGTTCACATTCTCATAAAAGGCAACGCCAAGCCCCTCAACCGCAGATTGCAGGAGAGTAATCTGCCCTTTCAAATTATCCATCTGCACATCCGCCATATTTTGCATCGCACCGTCACTGTTTGCGATTGCCTCTGCCAGATTGTCAAATTCTTCTCCACAGCCTGCAAGCATAGCTTCTGCACTTTTCAAATCGACCTTATTGAAGATGTCATTTAAAGCATTTGTTTTTTCCTCTCCGGTCAGATTCTGCATTGCAGCATCCAAATCCTTGAAGGTTTCGTTTAAAGGTCTTAGATTGCCCTCCGCATCAAACGCCGATACACCAAGACTTTTCAGTGTTGCCGCCGCTGTGTCCGTAGGGGCTGATAAAGACAGAATCATATTTCTGAGAGCTGTACCACCCTCTGCGCCCTTGATGCCGCGATTTGCCAGAACGCCCAGAGCCGTATTCAGTTCCACTGTGCCGCCTGCAAGGTTCTTCGCTGTACCGCCAACGGTCAGAATTGCTTCGCCAAGCTGTGCCACACTGTAGTTTGCCTTACTGGATGCCATAGCCATCTGGTCACCGAACTGTGTCAGATTGTCCGCGCTCGCCTCGATGCCCAGAGCCGCCATTGCATCTGTCGCAAGGTCGGAGGCATACGCCAATTCAAGCCCGCCTGCCGCCGCCAGATTCAGCACAGAGGGCAGAACCTCTGCGGATGTAGCTGCGTCATACCCTGCCAGCGCAAGGTAATTCAAGGCATCTGCCGCCTGCGTAGCCGTAAATTTTGTGGTTGCACCCGCATTTTTCGCCGCCGTTGCCAGTGTTTCGTAAGCCTCACTGCCGTTATGGATTTCTTCCGTTGTCATCCCCATGGTTGCCGCAACCTGTGACATGGAGGATTCAAATTCACTGCCGACCTTCACAGCATAGGCACCAAGCCCTGCAAGGGCAGAGCCTGCCCCCGCAATCGCAGCTGTAGAGACTTTTGCCAAGCCGCCTAATGTTTTCCGAAACGGTTTATCATCACCGGATATTTTAATTACAACAGAGCCATCTTCCGCCATCGCACCCACCTCCTTTTTTGCACGAAAAAAGCACCCTTTTCAGAGTGCCTTTCCCGTTTTATTTCGTATTATTTATTGTCCGTATGTTTCGCTTACCTTTTCGTAAAAGATTGCATCAACTTCATCTGTTGTGATGCCAAATTTTTTTGCGGTTTCTTGTGTGCATTTATCCTCGTATGCTTCGCATTCTGCCTGCCAATCACTTATTATTTGCTTTGCTTCATCGGAATTGATGTCCATATCTTCAAAACCAATTACTTCCCTTGATGCAGGATTATCTTCGGATTCAAGCAAACTGTTCAAATAATCATAAACCGCCTGCTTGTCCACTTCTTCCTTCTGCTGTGTTTCCTGTTGTGTTTCCGGCTGTTCTGTATCGTTTCCGCCGCATCCTACTACAGAAAATGCCATTGCCAAAACACACACAAACATCATTGCTTTTTTCATGTATATCCCTCCTTATGTCACATTATATGACACAAAAGAGATATTTTCAAGAAAGTCTTACTTTTTCTTCATGCACGCCATCACCTCATCCACCTTGCCATCCCCCATCAGTGCTGTGACAAGGGCAGACTGCTGTCTTTCCTCCTGATCAGGCAGGGGCAGGGCATATCTGCGCTTCATGGCGTTATAGTAGTCCTTCTGCGTCTGCGGCATATCCCCCTTGATTTCCACCGCTCTGCACCGCATGACCTCTTTCAGCACCCTGTCCTCCTCTAAAGCTTCAAACAATGCCATAAACTGCCACCAGTGCAGAGATTTTCGGCTTAAATCAATGCCGTATTGCGTCAGAAATGCCCCATAAATCAGTCCCGCGTCATGGGTGAAGGAATAAATCGGCGGCTGGTAAAAATCCGCTCCTGCAGTTTTCCCGTGTCTCTTGTCCTCCTGCCTGCCGCAGCCCCAGAAATAGCACAGCCGCTCTACCGCCTCCTCCAACGGTTCGGGGATACAGCCATAAAACAGCTTCAACGCCCGTTCCGCCTTTTCCTCATCCGTCAGCTCCTCGGAGGAAAAAATCTCCTCCAATCTCAGCATTGCACGAAAATCAGAGGAGATATGGTATTCCCTGCCGCCAATCAAAAAAGAGTCAGGCAAATTTCCTGTCAGCAGCTCTTTCATTTCTTTCTTCTTTCCGCTCTTTCTCTGGCTCTGCGTGCGGCTCTGTTTTCAACCGCCGCCTGTGCCATGGGGGCAGAGGGCTGTGTGCTCCGGGGGACAGGCTTCTTGTAGCTGTTTGCCCGTTCTGCGTGGTAGGTCTGCACCTCTTGGGAAATATACATCACCAGATCCAGACAATCATAAATATCCACATCCCTCTCCGCCGTAATGGCATCCACCGTATCCTCGCCCAGCAGGTCATCCAGAATGTCAAGCATGAAATCAATCCCCTTTTCGACATTCTTTTCTTCCTTCAGCTGTGCGCCGAAGGCTCTCATTTTCTCGCCTGCGTCCTCCAGCCTTTTTGCATATTCCACCGTAGCGGGTACCGTCACCTGCACCCCTTCGATATCAAGCAAAATCCCATGCTTGCGAAATTCAAATGTTCCCATCTCTTTTTCCTCCTTCTGCCCTTATACTGTCGGTGTAAATTTTTTGGTTTCTGTGTTAAACGTGCCGCCCACGAAATCCCCTACGCCGTTCAGATTGCCCGTTACCTTCATCACACCGCCGCCCTCGCCGGAGATAGAGGAAACCTCAACCGCAACCTTAAATTTTCTTGCCTCAAAGGTATTCGGTGTTTCCGCCACAGGCTTGAACAGCTCCACTCTCACATAGTCCCTTTCGGCATCTGCGCCCGTCAGCTGATTTCTGCCGATTTCATACAGTGCCATCACTGCCGCCTCGTCCGCAATCAAGTCCGAATCAAACGCAAACGCAGGCTGATAGCTTTTAATCGTAGAGGTCTGGGCTTTCTGATTGATGTATGCTTTGGAATCCTTCTGTGCGTTGGGGGATTCGTCCAAGGTATTAAACCCAACCCCCATCAGCGCAAAGCTTTCCGTTCCGCTTTTTGCGGTGTTCAGATAATCCGCCACCTGATATCTCATTACTGCATCCATATTGTTTTCACTCCTTATCTTGTCTGAAAAAATTCCATTCTGCACTGAATCTGGTATCTTGCCATGCTTGCCTCTGCCGCCATGGCGTAGCAGCTTGTAGTTGCCTCCATCAGCATGACCTTTCTGCCCTCGCCCAGATTGGGGAGCTTGCCTGCCATGGTCTGTTCCCGCAGCCATTCGGAGAAATCCCCGTAAAAGCTGAGGTTATCCAGCTGCTGCTTGATTTTATCCCCGAAAAATTCTCTGCTTGCCACCACAAATAAAAACTGCCGCACCGTTGAGCCGTCCACATAGGAGCGCACAATCTCCTTTGCAGGCACAGCCTCAACCGAATAGCTCTGTGCCTCCTCCGGCAGAAAATCCACATGCAGCTTTCCTTCCGCAAGCGGCGGATAGGTACGCAGAAACTTCCGTACTTCCTCCATAATGTTTTTCATTTGCCCCGTCCTTTCAGATACCCTTCCAAATCCTTCTCGACTTCCTTGCCATGGTCTGCCATCATCCGCTTATCCCACTGCTTGCCACGCAATGCACCGCCATGATAGGTCAGCGGCTGTCCGGTGTAATGCTTAGGGGCACGCCCTGCCATCCCCTCGCCGACATACTGATAATGCGCATACGGCCCGGGATAGATAATGCTGTCCGCCGTCACTCTTGCGGCGTTTACCATGTGGGCAGCACTGCCTGCCGACATCGGCACATAGGGCTGACATTTCCGTTCCACATCCTCCGCCAGAAAGCGTTGTGCCGCCTTATCCTCGCCCAGACCATACCTCCGCAGGATTTTCGCTGTGCTGATATTGACCGCATAGTCTAATTTCATGCGCCGCTCACCGCCCAATGCCGTAAGTCCTTCCGCCTGCTCCTGCGGTTATCCCCAACAGAAAGCACCGTAAAATATTCCAGTCCCTTTAGGTCTGCCTGCTTTTCGATGGCATCCACCGCACCACGCACGATAAAATCTCCGTTTCGGATGGTAATATCGGGCATGGCATCCTCCGGAATACGGACGGTAATCTTCGCCGCACCCGTCAAGCCTTTGTTTTCCGGCGTGGCAATCAGCTTGCCGAACCAGCTCACACCATGAATCGCAGTGCAGATATATGCATCCGTATCCGTTTTCCTGTCATACCGCAGCCGGATATGCGTAATCGTTTCCGTACACGCAAGCATCACTCCGCCCCCCGATACAACAGCCCCGTATTGCCGAGATACAGCACCGCCGCGCGGTAAAGCCGTTGTTCGTCCGTACTGCCTTCGGTTGTGTAGGTAACAGAAATGCCGTCATTCGTTTCCGATGCAATGCCGTCCCTCTGCTCCTTTCGCAAAAGCACATCCGCCACCGCACAGCACGCCTCTCTGACCTTCTCCATGATTTTCTCATCCGTCACCGCCGCAATACGGTCAAATGTCACGCTGTCCAGATAGGCAGAAGCCTGACGGGAGAGACGCTTAAAGTCCCCCTCCGCCATTTCGCCGCAATAGGTGTCTTTGTAATACGAAAAATCCGCATAAATCATGCGTTTTCCCCCTTTACTGCTTTTCCTGCTCCTTTTCCGGAGCGGCATTTTCCTTTTTCAGAGCCGCAAGCTCCTTTTTCAGTGCGGCATTTTCCTTTTTCAGCTTCGTGATTTCCTTGCTCTCCGCTGTTTCGGGCTTTTTTGCGCCCATGCCTACTGTTTTTGCCATACGCCTTCCCTCCTTACGCTTTATGGTGCAGATAAATCCCTGCAACCTTATTTTCGTATACATCCGCCAGACCGTATGCTCTATAGAAGAACAGCCAGCCGTCACTGTCCTGATTTGCATCGGGAGAGATAACCTTGTTGACCGTATGCTTGGGATACTGCAACAGTGCAGGCTTGTGAATGACCATGAAGTTGATTTCCTTGCCTGTGCTTGCCTTCACAAAGCCGCCGACCTTCTCATTCGCACCGCTTGCGCCGCTGTTGTCTGTCTTGCCGTCATACAGGTCAATGGCGGTATAGAAACGGGTCTGGGGCACCTTCTGAATGGATGCAAAGGAATTCAGCACCTCTTTGGATTTTGTGGTATCGACCGCGTAAATCATGTTGTAGAGGGTAGGTGTAATAAACAAATGTCTGTTTTCCTGCGGTACCTCGTCCTCGTCCATTTTGTTCTGCGCCGCCACCAGAGCCGCCAGAACTGCCGCACCGTCCGCCAGTGTGTCTGCGGTTGCCTTGGAAATGCCTGTTGTGCCTGCGTAGGTCGCAAAGCGGAAGGCATCCATTTCAGGTACCACTTTTGTGCGGATGAATTCCGCCGCCAGCTTCCCAAATGCAAGCCCTGCGGTTTCCTCGTTGTCCATGGCATCGACCGTAAATTTTCTGCCACGGTCATAATTGAATTTGACGGTTTCATTCGTCAGTGTCACATCCCCATGCACATAGCCGCCGTTGCGGTCATAATCCGCCAGACCATCCATGCTGATTTTGGGAATCACGATTTCGTTTGTGTTCGCGCCCATCTGCACCAGTGTCATATCGCCATCCAGCGCAGAGGTAACGGACGCATTCTGATAGACCTCGTCCAGCAGGTCAATGTATTTTTTGAAAAGTGTAATGCTGTTCGCCATGTTTTATTTCTCCTTTCGATTTTCCTTAGTCCTTCTTCGGGGATAAGCCCATTGCCGCTCTGACTGCCGCATCGTCCACCTCGCCGCCTGCAAAGCCTGTCCCTCTGGAGAAGGCAGGCACTCTTGCAGGGTCTTTTGCGAAATATTCCTTGTCCTGCGTCAGAGCCGCCAGAATATCCTTGTCCCCCTTGCCCTTGTTTGTCTCATCCTGCAAAGCGGTTTTAAATTCGGCGTAGACTGCCTTTTCCGTCAGCGCGTCCCGCCATTTCTGCTCCCCGACCACCGTCTTAAAGCGGTTGGAATACTCGGCTTCTTCCGCTTCTTCCTTGGCTTTCCTCTCCGCCGCGGCTTTCTCGTCCGCAATCCGCTGTTCCAGCTCCTCAAATTTCTTTTTGAAATCCTCGTTGCCCTCTGCGGATTTCTTCATATCTGCAATGGTGGTTTCGTATTCCTTGAGGGTGCCGTTGGCTTTCTCCAAGTCCGCCTTCACTGCTTCAAGCTCTCCCTTTGCCTTACCGATATCCGCTGTGTTGATGTCCAGTAAGCCCTTCAGCTGTTCCTCTGTGGCATCGGGGAAAATTTTCTTAATGTCCTCTCTTTTCATTCTTCGTTCTCCTTTCAGCTTTCAGTTTGTTCTCACGGTTCTTTCCGCACGCCTTGATAGTTTTTCGCCATTCCGGGCAAACAAAAAAGACCTGTTTTACGTCTGTGTCCAAAGACGAGATAGGATAGACCACCGTTCCTTTCTGATTTTTTGCATGAAAAAACCACCTTCCTTTCGGTTGGTGGTATTCATTCAAAATTCACTTTACTGCATATTTCTGTCAGAGATTTTCCTTTGAAAAACGGTGCGTGCATCAGTGCATCAATCGAATCAAAGCTCTGCTCCTTTTCTCCGTAGCATAAAGAAATATCAGAACGGGAGAACGGGCAAATCGAGCCATTCACGCCGAGATATTCAAAGGTAATATCCTGTGTCAGACTGTCAATCCAATCTCTTAAATCCTCACTTTTCATAAGATGTTCGCATTCTCCTTTCTCTCCTGCTCTGTCAGTTCTCTTGCCGGTCTGTCGACGATTTTCCCATCTTTCCGGATATTTCAGTATTTTGTAAATAATTTTGAAATTATCCATTGTTTTCCTCCTGTGCAGCACTCAGTACCACATGACCGTCTTTTCCTCCGGCACACTATCCTGCAACGCTAATTTTTCCAAACAGGCAACCGCATGACCGAGGTAAACAGGAAAATCCTTGTCATACTCAGAAAGTTTGCTGTCTACTATCTCTCCACTCTTAATATCAACAGAAACCGAGCCTAAAACACCGCTATTTTCGGGGTCATACTCTGCCGAAATGATACCGTTATTCATTTTTATATTTTTTAATTTTAGCATAGTATTCGCCTGCCTCTTTTGCGTAATTATACTTTCCGGATGCTTTGATGTGAGCCTCGTCCTGTGGCATTCCTTATTTTTGAGTTAAAGTATCTTCTAAATCCGCAAAAATGTCATACGCTATCAAAACGCCTACAAGGTCAGCATTTTCTGCCTCTATGCTTAGCATATATTCTTTATACTCATTCAAATCTTTAAATGCAGCAATCATTTTTTCGGAAACCTCTTTTTCCTTCATCCGGACGGCACCCATATAGGTCTTTGCACCCGTGAATGCTACAATATCACGCACAATACCGTCTGCGTCCTCCGTTTTTCCTTCAGACATCAGCAAACACCATTTTCCTAAGTCAGATTCCATCCACAGATTATCGATAAATACCTTTTTTTCTTTGTTCACAGAATCACTCCATTTCGCAATCCAGTACATATTTAAAATTATATGCACCCTCATTTTCTAAGCTTGCTTTTGTAATTTTCAACTTTGTATTCCGTCCAAATATTATTTCGCTTTCTTTATTGTTTGTTGATATATACGCATTCGTTCCACTTTTGACTTTTATTCGCAAAAAGACGTTCTTTCGGGACATCACATTTTTATCCAAAACACCGCTTGTGGATAAAAACCCTTTTTCTGTATATTCGTGCCCGAGCGTTATCATCCTCGCAGTATCTCTTACCTTGCCGAAGAACTCCTCACTGCTCATCTTCAATGTTGCAACAGGTGCTTTTATGCCTGTGATAGATTCCAGAGCATCATCATCAACGTATCTGTAGACCATTATATCACAATCCACTTTGTTTTTGTTAATTACACTCTGTAATGTTTCTGCGATATTCTGATATTCGGAATCCAATTCCTTCCCTTCTCTGATTGCCATATTTATTTTTCTGGCATTACTGGAATTGATATATCCACTAAAGTGGCTGCGCCCATAGATGATTCTACGTTCTTCTTTTGTAATGGAATGTTTTAACCCCTTAAAATCTTCCAGAGTTAGCTCTTTGTAAATTCTTGTTTCTTGGATTTCTTCCGCAAACGCATCCAACACACTGCCTTTCCCCACAGCAGCCCTCATCCCATCCGCCTTCAATCCCGTCTGTTCCAGAAAATCCTTCTGCCTTCTGTTCCATTCCGTTATCTTGGCGGATGCCTCACTGCTGTCCAGTCCTGCGGCCTGCATGGCGTTCCTTTCCCGTTTCCATCTGCGGATACTGCGCTCAATCCTCCGCTGCTCCTGCAACGCCTCGTATTCGGTCATTTTTACGCCGTTATACTCATAGTCCTTTGCCTGATATTCCTTCAGCAGTGCCTTATCGTAGGTGCGGCTCATGCCCTCGAACCACGGGCGAAAGCTATGCGAGCAGTTCCATCCGCCCAAGCCTGCGCCCGTCCCATAGCCTGTGGTTTTCACAAAATCGGGATATTTCCTGCTTTTCCCGCTCCTGCTATAGATGCCGCCCTGCCATTGTGCATGGGATGGTCTTGCCCCTGCGTGAGCGGAAACCTCCACAAGGTCAGCTCCCATTTCGTCCGCTCTGGCATCCTGCAATTTCAGTGCCGTTTGGTTCACGCCCGTTACCACCGCCCGTCTGACTGCCACCTCTATGGTATCCGTCCGCCCTGTCGGGTATCGGATCGCCCCCACGCCCTCGGCGGAAAGCTGCTTGATAGTACTTCGGATGGCTGTGTTGTAATCCATGCCGCCTAGCGTAATCTGCATATAGGCACGGTCAAGTGCCTGTGCAAACTGATGTGCGGCGGTGCGTGCCGTTGTCAGCGTCAGATTGCGAAATGCACCCGCTGTTTTCTCATATCCTGCCTGCAATATCTTCCGCAAGTCCTCAGATGCCGAAACAGGCGGCGGATTGAGCCCCTGCCTGCGATAAACCGCATCATCGGATTTGAGTGCCGCTGTGCCTGCCTCCTGCATCAGCCGCCGCAGCTCTTTGTCGGCTCTGCCCGTCAGCGTTTTCAGCCTTGCCAAAATCTCCTCTCGCACCATCCCTGCCTCCTCCAGCATTTTTGCCTGATGCTCCACCGCAGGAATCCAATATCCATAGTGAGCTATTCTTACAGCCATATTTTCTAATATATCCATTTCAGCTTGTGCGTACAGCTTTATCATGCCATCCGGCACACGCTGTAAATATTCGGGTTTCAGCATCCTTCATCACTCCCCAAAATCAAGCGTATCCTGTGCAGGAATGTAGTCCTTTGCCTCCTCC